GGTGGCCGCCGGCGGAGTGCCGGTGATAGCGATCTTGATCACGCCCTTCGGCTGCCTGATAGCGCCGTGATATGGGGGGTAATCCACCCAGTCATGGCAGGAGATAAGAACGGCGCTGCCGTCGATCCAGATATCCTCAATGGCGCGGTATGTGCCCCCCACATCAAACCCTGTGACGGGGCAAGGAATCACCTGGGACACTGCCTGTCCGGTGCCGAACTGGCCAAACGTTTTGAAGGTCAGGGTAAAGGCATTGGTGGCGTATGAAATCGTGACGCCCCACACTGACTTATCCGGGGCCACATAAAGCCAGGCGTTGGAGCCAAGTGCCTTACCGTAAAGGCGCCGCCCGTATCCAGACGCTAGGCCGTAATTGGTCCAAGTAAGCCCCGCCGCCGTCTCGTCATCGGTAGTATCGACGGCAGGCTGGCCAGGGACTTGGACCCGATAGCAGTCACCGCCCTGGTCATGGTGATCGCCCATTGCAGGGGCCACACCTGGTAGATCCAGGGCCACCCCGTGAGCGCCCTGAATCTTGTTGTCTGCTGCCCGCCAAAGCCCATGGAAAGGATGGCCGAATTTTCCTGGTCCAAAGATCATGCGGAGGGATTGGCGAAATTGATCACCACGGCGTTTCCATCAGCATCCGTGAACGTGGCCTTCTTAATCGCGGGGATCACGAACAGGCCGTCGGTGGTCTTATAGCCCTGAGCATAGTATTGCCGCTCACTGACTGAATTCTCAGTGAGCGGACTGGCGATACCGCCGCCTCCTTTCGCTGCGGCCGCTACAGGGCGTCCCCGAGCCGCCTCCCGGGGCTGGGCACCCCGGGCCGGGGCCGCCGGAAATCCAGTCTGCGTTTGTTGCCCGACAACAGCCTTGATGGCGCGGCTCAGATCCTTGCCCGTACTCATGCCTTAACCTCCACGCGGATCGATAAATTGCGCTTGATGCCGACATCGCCCCCCTGGTCCGCAGCCCTTATCCAGATCGCGATCGCAGTATCCAGCCCGGCCTGGACAGGACCGGATACAACCAGGGACGCGCCATGCGCTGCTGTATCTAACTCGGCTTGTGTCCTGGCCAGGCTGATATCAGTGACCGGTGCGCCATCGGCAGAAGCAACCACCGTGAAAGACAAGGGGCCAGAGGGGCCAGCAGCAGGCGGATCAGCCTCTAGGGAGCCGAAATACACGACGGTATCGACGGGCGCTAGACCTGTCATGGGCTGCACCACAAACAATTCACGGGCGGGCGTCGTCAGTGCCGGATCTGAAAAAAAGCCAAACATCAGGCCCCCTCAAAATCGATGGTCAGCGACCCGGCCGCGATATGCCAGGTCACGGTGACTGCGGCGGGATCGGTCAGCGGATCTCGCACCTCGGCGGCCAGCTCTGGCATCACCACGCGGAACTGCTCCACATAGACCGGCGCCGCTGCGCTATAGCTGTCTGCCTGGGGAGTCACATTGGTGAGGTGCCCGGACATCACCTTGATATCTGGATTGGCCAGCGTGGTCTGGCTGGCGCCCACCCAGTTTTGGAGGGCCGGTGCCGAGATTGCATGGGCCACCGTATTGGATAGCGGCGGAATGCCTGTCACTGTGATTCCGGTGGTGGTGGCGTTTCCGGCCGGGACGGACAGGTAATAGGTGCCGATGCAGGTACCAGATTCGTGGTCCAGGGTTTCCTCGAACTCGGAAAGCTGTCCTACCGCGCTCACCCCATCAGAAGAAACGGCCAGGATCGCTCCCAGCTCCCACCGAGGGTCAATCACCCGGTCGAAGCTTACACGGCGATCACGTAGGCCTTGGGCGGCCTTGCGGAGCGCCTTGGCCGCCACATGGGCCACGGCTCCGCTGGGATCGACATCGGGGCAATAGTCCAGGGCGCCGTTGTCTGGCGGGTACGGTGCCGCTACGGCCTCAAGCACGTCGGCAATCCCATCGCCATCGGCATCGATCGAAGATCCCGGCGCGTTGGCGGCGTAGATATCAGAGGCCGCCGGCGACGTGGTCTCCTTTTCCCAATCCGACCCACCAGACCACGCAGAGGAGATGGCCTCGTTAATACTCTCATCGCGATCGCTGCTGCCGGCCAGGGAGATCGTGATGGTGTATTTGCGATCGACCTCTTGATACCACCTGGAGAACATTGTGGCGTCCGCATGATTGCAATAGGTCTGGCTGTAGGTCTCGCTGATCAGCAGGTTGGTACTGGTCCCGTCATGAATCATCGGATAGGCACCAGGGGCGAGCATGCCGAATGTAATGGCGCCCCGCACGTGCCAGTTCTGCAGCCCGGACAGCGCCTCGGTCACCGCCGCCCGAGTCGGCCAGGTGCAGCCATCCAAGCCAATCCGAGAGTAGCTGAGGCCATCCCATGTCACCGGGACTACCACCTGATGCAGCCGGTTATAGCGCAGGGTCAGGGAGGCGGTCACGGCGGCGGGCAAGTCCGCCTTAGCCGACCAGCGAACGCGCAAACTGCCATCGATAATGTCACCGGGGCCAAAGGTTGCTGCCGGGGCTCCAATCGACCAATCGATTACCTGCCACCGGCCGCTGCCATCGATGGCCACGGCGCCGGGCAGTGTATCCAGCAGGCCGGAAAAATAACTGGCCGGGGAAGGAGCAGCATCAGACCACGCCACCAGGCCATCACAGACCGCCGCTTTACCACCTAGCAGGGCTTGCACCTCGGCCGCTGATTTGCACGCCTTCGGGCGCTCTTGGTAGCCGTCTCGGCAATGCAGCGTGACGGTACGGGTAGCCGGGTCAAAATCATCCGGCTGATCAACGTGGCCAGTGAAGCGACGATAGACCGCATAACTGGTCACGGTGCGCAGCACGATATCGATGGTCACCGGAGCCCCGTCGATTGCGGCCAATTGAGCTGCAGAGATAGGTATCAGGCTGAAGCTGGCTTCCCGGGCGCTGTCCTCTGCCGCCCGGATCGTGAGCTGGCCGCGCAGCCGATCTGATACGTCCTGACCGGCGACAGTGACGATTGCGGACCAATAGACCGTTTTCCCGCGAACCTCGAACACCCGCTCATCGCCAACCGCAATGGCGATCGGCAAGGTAACGGTATAGGAGGAATCCGCCGGCGCCGCCCCGGTAACCGGGCCCGCGATAGCACCTCGACCGATGGGCGAGCGGGCGATGGTCATCAGTTAACGGCCATGAGTCCGGAGGCCCGAGCCACGATCGACAAGGTCAATGCGCCACCGTTATAGATGGTCATCTCCACAAAGCCGCCGGCCATGGCCACGGATACTGTGGGCGTATAGCCCAAGGTGTTGGTCACCACCGCCACCGTAGAATTGACAGCGGTGTGGGTAGCGGTCAGGGTAATGCGAGCGTGGTAGTGCTTGGTAGCGGTGTCCCGGGTGCGCAACATCAGATCAATGACTCCGCCGAAGCTATACCCGACCGGTGTCTCAATCATATCCAGCCACCGAGTCTGATTAGCCCCAATACTATCCCCGGCAAGCTGATCGATTGACCACATATCGCCGCCAGCGGACAGATAGCGAGAGACTGCGTTTTCAAGGGGCGCCGAGCCGCTGCCCAAATGTATTGCCCCGTATTTACTAGCCCGTGCCCCTGGCCCAATGGCTACTGCGTAATCACCTTCAGCCTGGGCGTCCAGCCCCATCGCCATCGCTTTTTGACCATTAGCCGAAGGCGACTTGATCGCTTCGCCATCGGTTGGATTCGTCGCCACCAGGGCCATGCCCGGCGCCACAACAGAGAACGTCTTTTTGCCCGCCGGCAGGGCCGTCACATAGCTCGAATACCCATAGGTATTACCGCCACCGGCGGACGATGCGTAGACATTGGCTCGCTCGAAGGTGCCATCGGAGTGCAGATGGCCAACCCCTAATTCCCACGATTTTGTACCCCAGTCCAGCCGGTAATACAGGGTTGCCTCGACGCCAGATACCAGGGCAGACAGCGCCAAGCTACCGTCAACGGGTGCCGAATCGAATACCAGGGGGTCAGTCCCGGTGGTGGTCGTGGTCATCGCTACATTGGACAGGAGCAACATTTAGGCTTCCTCGCAGGTCATTTCCCAGGTGGCATCAACCCCGGGCACGATCCGGGGGGGATCGGCCCACACCTGGATAATCGGATAGACAAATCGGACGTTGGCGCCGTCGATCACCCGCACCACCTCGGGCACATCGGCCCGAGCTACCCAGCCATTGGGCAATTGCTGGCCATCGAGCAGCGTGAGCGGCCGGACGCAATGCAACGCGAAAGGAGCGTCATAGTCGATCGTGAGCAGAGGCGCAGGTATCCAGCCTTTGCCGGATAGCGTGGTCCGCCACTTATGACCCCAGCGCCGCATGCCGAACATCGCTCCATCAGACAGACGGGATCTCGACCCGCCTTTGATGGGGTCCATTGTCTGATCGAGATCCAGATAGGAGAGGATGGGGATCGTCACGCCAGCGATGATGAGCGGAGGTCTGGCCATATCAGTTCTTTCCGAATCGACGGGCGGCGCTGGAAACTGCTTTGACCAGGGACTCCTGGGTGTCTTTGGAGGCAGTAACGCTGTAGCGGCCCAGGAATCCCATATCCAGTACTACCGGTGTGCCGCTGGCGCCGCCCTGCGCTGCAGGCATGCTCGGGATGGATAGGCGGGACAACACCGAGTTGCCGCCGAGCTGGCCGCCGAACGCATGCTTAGGCAGCCGCATGGCGTTAATGGCCGCCAGCCAATCAGCGCCGTAGTAACGCACGGCGGGGCGCTGGATAACCCACTCGCCGGGCGTACCCCAGTACAACATGTTGTCAGCGCGGTCATGGGGGGCACTCCCGGGCAGCGGGCCACCATAGGCCCGGGCAACATCCGGGAGCTGTGCCTGGCCTTCGGGCGCTACGGTATTCGGCAATCCGACCGCCTGCACTTTGATCGGGATGATCATGCCCTGGAAGGCTTGCTGTACAGCGGCGATGGCACCGTCCAGTGAGGACTTGTCGATCTCTGTCCGCAGCTTGATGCTCGCCTGTTCATTGAGGGCAACAATCTGGCTGGCCAGGGTGTTCATGGCGGCCGTCATTTGCTGATACTGGGACAGTTGCTCGGCAGCGGCTGCAGCAGCGGCATCGCGCTGCTCTTGCAGGATGGCATCGGCCTGGCCACCGATATCGGCCAGGGTGGCCATGGCCTCCTGGCGCATCTTCTTGGGGTCGATGCCATCGCCGGATACGTTGGCGAGTTCGCTGGCCATGGACTTCTGGCGATTGAGCAGTTCCAGCGCTTGATCCCGCTGACCAGCATTGAGCGCGTCACGGGTGGCGGCCTGGATGCTGGCCAACTCCTCCCGCAGGTTATCCGCCTGCTGAGTAGGCGTCATGTCCTTGCGGGCGATGGCGTTGATCGACGCGGCCGTATCCAGACGGTTGCTGACGATCTGCTTATCCAGCGCGATCACCTGCTGGGCATAGCCCTTGTAGGCAGCGAGGGCATCGGCCGACTTGGCCTGCAGCTTACTGTAGAGATCCTGTGCGATGGCGGCCCGCTGCTGGGCCTCCTCTGCATCTACCTCACGGATTTGCCGGGCTGCATTAGCCTCAGCCTGCCCACGGGCGGCTGATGCAGCCGTAATTTTTTGCATTGTTTCCCTGGCTAGGACACTTTTTCTATCCTCTAACTCAGCCGCTGTAATTTGCCCCTTGGCCAACTCACCAAGCCAGAGATTGATCTTGTCCCTTGATATCTGGTTTGCGGCATCGATCTCATTTTTCGCGGCATCCTTAACCAAAGTTGCCTGCTCATCGATCAATTCACGTTTTCGCTCTGCAACTTGCCCGGCAACAGCAAGTTGCTGATTGGCAGACTCTTGAGCAATAGCGAGTTCAGCATTGCGACCGGCAACATCAATTCTAGACATACCTGTTGCGCTGCTATTCAACTCGGCGGCCACCTTAGCTAGAGCGGCCGCCTGGCTGAATTGGCTGAGTGCTACAGAGGCCGTTTTGGAAAAAAGATCCTGAGTCCGGCTGGACCGAGCCTCCAGACCTACCACAAGGCTATCCAGTGCCTTCAGTTCAGCCTGGTTACGGGCTTCAATTGCGTTCTCTAGCTGGGATTTCAGGTTTGCATCTTTGGGGGAGGACTTCAGGGCAATACCAATGTGCTCAATCAAACTGGTCATCTCGCCCGATGTTTTCGCCTGGGAAAAAAGGGTTGAAAGAGCAGCCTTCAATTCGATTGCACTGGCCTTAAGCCTACCGTTGTCTCCAATCGCTTTCTCAGTGAAATCTTTGTAAAGCGTGCTGAATCCAGCCAGCGATTTTTGGAAATCAGCATCGATCAGGCTATTCGTATCCAGCTTCAGCTTATCCAGACCGAGCAACCCGCGTTCTTTAGTGCGATTGTCGGTGAAGGTCTTTAGTCTTTTTTCGAAGGAGCTTATTGCTTTTTCAGCCGATTCCAGATCAGCTGCCAGTGCTTGCCCCTCCTTTGTTTGCCGAAATAGTGGACTAGCCAGTTGCTCCCGGGTCTTGGCCGCGGCATCGCGCAACCCGGACAAGGCCTCTTCAGCCTGGGCCGGCCCCATCTTTCCGCTGAAATCGTTGAACTGTTTCACCAGGTCGCGAAGGCCCTGGCCAGAATCTGCTGTGGCCTTCTTCGACTGCCCGGCGAAATGCTCCCAGGCCATGGCGCCCAAGGTCAGGGCTGTCACCACTAATCCAAGGGGGCCGCCCACGGCTGCCAGCAACCCACGACCCGCCGTCCCCACGACAGTCATCGCCCGGCCCCATGCAGTGACGGAGGCGGCGGCTTCGGCCGCGCGGGCAGTAGTCAGCGCAGTGCTTGCGGCCACGACAGCCTGATTGGCGCCTGCCAGGCGAGCCGCAGCCGCTCGGCGAGCATCGGCCGTGGCAGCCTCATTAGAAGCCAGCGTGTAAGCGTCAATAACCGCAATGGCGGCCAGGTCGGCGGCGGCCTTACGCTGCACAGCCGCCTGCACGGCTAGCGTGGTTTCGGCCAGCTTTACCCCCTCGGCGGCCGCCAGTCGATCCGCCGTGATCCGCAAGCGCTGGGTAGTGACGTACTCCATCACCTGGTTGACCATGCGGGCGCCGAGGATGCCACCAGCCACCGTAGCAATGTCCTGGAGACCGCTAGCAATCGCTGGGATATTGGTGGCCACTGTGTTGAGGGCAGTCGCCAGGCCAGTGCTAGCGCCCGTCGATTTATCCAGTTGCCCGATGTACTGCTTCACGCCCTCCTGAGCATTGGTCCAGGCCATGCCGACGGTCAGCGGCAAGCGGCTTGCCTCGTCGGCCAGAGCCCCTTGCTGGCTCTGCAGCGCCTTAAACACCTGCTGGCTGGTCAGCACACCCTGGGCGCCCAGGGACTTCAGCTCACCGGTGGTCATGCCGAGGCCATCCGCGATGGCTTTGGCCAAGCGCGGGGCATTTTCCAGCACCGAGTTGAGTTCTTCACCCTGCAGAACACCGGCGCCCATGGCCTGGGCAAACTGCAGCATCGCAGCCGATCCCTCGGCGGTAGAAGCGTTGGAGATCCGCAGGGAGTCGTTGACCTCCCTGGTCAGCGCCAGCACGTCCTGTTGGGAACCGCCCATGGCCTTGACCGGGTCGGAGATCCGAGCCACCAGGGCGACGTTGGCGGCGACGGCAGTACCCGCCGAAAACGCGATGTCACGGACCCCGCCCCAGGCCTTGGCATACTCAGACACCGAGTTGGACGCGAGCTTCAGGCGGGCATCGACAGCTTTGACCTCATCCGCTGCCTGGATGGCGTTCTGCACCAGGCCGGCCAGGAAATTGACAGTAAAACCGGACGCTGCCAGCGTTTGCACTCGAGACAGCTGAGTGGATATCGACTCCAACCCCTTGCGGGTTTTGCTGAACGTTCCTGACTCGTCGGCCTGGCGGAATACAGCCCCGGCGGCCTTGCCACTGGACACAACTTGATTTAGTGCCCGGATGGCACCATCATTAGATCCAGAAATTACGAGTTTTAGGGAAAGGTCAGTCATGGCTTTCGTCGTTCAATTGCTGGTGTTTATTGGCCTGGTACTGATCCTCGGCGGCATCAAGCTTGGCGGCGGCGTGGCCATCTTGATTGGCCTGGCCTTGTTTATCGGCGCCGCTGCCTTGCCCGCCCTGGCCTGGTACATCCAGGTGATTACCGGCAGAACCTAGGGCTGACTAGCCTCAATCGCCTCCTCGATTGCGCTCATAAACACCGACCACGGATAGTTCCAAGCCCCCGAGTGGCCAGCCCTGATCAGGCTGGCCACTGTCTTTTCTAGGTCGATGATTCTGGCTTCAGCATCGCCTTCCCAACGGCTGCGATCCGAGCCTGCATCTCGAAAAAACGGGGGTTTACCTCCTTGATTTTGGCAATCACATCATCGATTTGAGACGGCGCGAGGTTGTCAATTTCGTCGGCGCTTATATCGGACATCATGGGGATATCGGACAGCGCCAAATCCTCGAACAAAAAGGCGTCAACAACATCGATCACCGGACCACTTTTAGCCGCCAGCCAAGCCCGAATTTCACTGACCGTCAGCTCCCGGATAACCGCCTTTTTTCCGCCGACGGTCACCTCACCAAGATTTCGATCCGCCATGGCTTAGAGATCCCCGATGAGCATCTCGTAGAACTGGCTCTTATTGGGGTCGGTGATGCCGTCCCATTTCAGGACTTCGCCCTCAATGTCAAAGCTGGCGTAATCTTCCCCGATCAGCTCGATATTTTTCGCGGGGGACCAGTTAACGCGGAAGAACCGGGCAGTCCAGGGAGCCCCAGTCCGCTCATTTCGACCGTCGAACAACAAGGCCTTTTCGACGTTTGCCGAAAGCGCAGCCTGGATGCGCTGGTGAGCCGACTTTGTATAGCTCACCGTGATCGCATCGTTGACCACCATGTCGCCACTGTCCAAGGGGATAATGCCGGCCCGAACCCGGGTGAAATCCTCCCCCTCAACGAAGGTCGTAGCGCCCTTTTTGACGGTGATGGTCTTGCTCATGTCCTGCATCGAATCCAGGGCAATGAGTTTGCCCAGCTCGATCACGGTATGCGGCTCATCGGCCACGGCGCCGGCGGCGACTGCCAGAGCCTTACCGCCCAGGCTAATCTCCATCACAGCCAAAGAGACCTGGCGGGCCGACAACGACACTTTGAGCGACTTGATACGGGCGAATTTGTCGGCGTTACCGCCGCCGCCCTCGTAGTTTGCGAGGGATTTTTCTTCCAGCTCAACGGCGACGGAGAGCTTGGAGGTGTTGCCGAAGGACTCCCCGGAATTGACCCCAACAGGGCTCATATACGGAGTGCCATTGATGATTGCAGATTTTTTGGTTGCCATAAAAAACTCCGGGGCTGTGATTGATCAGACACCCGGAGTTTTTCATGGGGCCCTGACTGCGGTCAGGATGAAGGGCTTCTACGCCTGCATGGAGTAGGCGATAGTAATGAATCCTCTATTTCTTAATAATGTTGATCAATGCAGCGGCGAGAATAGATCTACCTGCTGCTGATGGATGGTAGTTGTTCGCTCCGTAATATGCCGGCGCAAATCGACCAGGAGATGCCCCATTACTGAGCAGCCCATACAAATCCAAAAAATCACTCCCGAACATTGATGCCAATTGAGTTCTTATTTGTTTCAGCTTGTTGTCATCAGCCAGCACGTAATTTTGCGTAACGCAGGGACCGGCACAAATATATCTGGCACCAATTTTCGCGCACTCATCAGCAAAATATGCAGCCCGTGCATACATTGCAGTATCACTGATATTCACTCCGTTTGGAGACCACGGAGCGGCGATTACAATGCCTGGCCTATACAACGCCAGTGCCGCCGAAAAAGTTTTTTCATAGTTAACGGCAGCGACCCCTGGCATGCCCAAAACGATCGGAACGTAACCATTCAATGACGCGCAGGCTTCCTCGACGTACCCCTTGAGCGGCATCCCCGCATCACTACCTGCCATGATACTGTCGCCAATACCGAGTACAGACACATAGGGGTGCGGTGTCATTGGTATTACATCTGCGCACCTAACGCTGCCAGAGCGAGAAATATAAGACCAACCCGCTACCGAGTTAGTCTGCGTTGTCTTAACAACCACTAGGCAACCGCTACCGCCATCAGTCCTTGGCAAAGATGTCAATGTTACGACATCGGATAGCACCTGTTCTTGGGATGCCAGATCAACCGGAACGCCCGAAAATGTCGGCGAGGCCTGTCCGGAGAATGTTACAGGGGCCCAGGATGATGGAACGCCTCCAGTTTGAGATATCACTCCAACCTGAAAGGTAAGTCCAGCTGCAGGTGGCGCACTTCTGGCATTGAGAGCGGCAAGGCGCAAGCCATAGAATTCAGCAACCGGAATGGCCACTTCCATTGAGAAAGACGTTCCGGCCGCCTGTGCCCCAGCAACGGAAGTTGCCATTTGTTGAGCGAAGGCGGGGGATTTTCTGAGGGGATAAATCCTGTTAGCTCCCGCATATTGTCGATCAACAACGCTAGTTTTTGGGTGCTTACGGCCCATCACTGAACCCAGAGCAAAATGTTCAACAATTTCCATTTTTGGCAACCACCAATCTGTTAGGTTGGAAAGTACAAATCACGGATAGAGCGGCGAAAGCAGCGACTCTTTAGCCGGGTTTCCAGACGCATCCCATTCATAAGTGATGCGATACTTTCCAAATGGGGTCGTATAGGTAATGGATACCAAATTCCCGTTTTCCCATCCGTACTCTTTCGCGCAGGAATCAACATCGATTTCCTTGCCGTCGCTGGCGGTCACAATCTTCATTTCAGCTCCTCAATCCCAGGGTTTTTGAACGTTATCGATGTAGTGCTTGGTGACCAGGCGCAGCTTGGCGCTGTGGCACAGCACACCGCTAAACATCACCGGGCTGGAATCGACCAGCTCGGGGGTGACGGGGTAATCGTGGGGATAGGCCACTAGCTCTCCCAGGGTAGGATCAAGCCGCCAGGCATCACTGATGCCGTCGATCAGATCGTCGAATTCCAACTCACTGCCGGCCTGATCATCGATGGCCATGAATCCCCGAATCTCCCAGGTCGTGGCCACCTTGTTGAAATGGTCATCTTCTTTGCGGGCGACACGGCGGACATGCCAGCCCAGCAACCGCTCACCGGCCGCATACATGGCCTTGAACGCGCTTTCAGTCTTGGCGTAGCGCTCGTAATCGAACACCTGGCCAATGCCGGCGACACTCTTCAGCCGATTACAAATGGCAGTTCGGATTGTTCGATGTTCGGTAGTCACTGCTTTCCTCCAATCCGTTGAGTAATACGCTCGACAGCGGAAACCCACCCGCGCTCGATCAGGCCCCGGTTGGCCGAGAAAGCCCGGTCGAACATGAAGGCGCCGGCGGTTCCCTTGTGCCGGATCTTCCAGGCGATGGCGTGGGCCACGCGCTGGGCGGCCTCTTCAATGCCAGGCGTTTTCAAAGGGCGGCCCGTCTTGGCCGAAACTGCCTGGCCCAGGGGCAACTTGCGCATCGCCCACCGGGCAATGGCCAATATCCCGGATTCCGAGACGGCGTGGGGCTTGGTCCCCAGCTCGACGGGCATGGCGTAATCCAGGGAGGTACCGACCACCCCCAGCATGCCGGTATCGCTGACCTGGTAGCTCCCGATGATCGACGCCCTCAGGGCACCTTCAGCCGCCGGAGTACGGTCCTGGATCTCGGCTGTCAGGTGAGAGATGGCCCAGGCCAGAAAACGCTCCATTTCCTCCCGGACGATCTCGGGCGAGGCGGCCATGGCCGCCGTCACCTGGTCGATGCCCTGCAGACTGATGGAGTAAGTGGTCGAATCAGGCATTCGGCCGCACCAGGTTGGTCAGCCGACCACGGCCCGGCCACGAAATCGTCTGGCCAGATGCGGCAGGGGCGCCATCTCCGGACGCCCCCACTGCTTCGGCATAGCGAGCCTTCAGGGCACGGGCCCGGGAGGAATACTCCTGGGCCTTGGTTCGGCGGTCGGTGGTATCGGCCTGGATGGTGGTATCGCCATCGTTGATCGCGGCGGCGGCCAGCTCCTCGAGGAGCAGCGCTGCCGCCCAACAAGCTACCGCCTCACGGTGGGCCGTCAGGGTATCCTGGGTGTCGCTCAACACATGGGGGAGCGTGAAGGTCAGGCGTACCTCGGCGCCATTACCGATTGCATCGCCCAGGCGGATCTCCTGCCCGGCCGGGGTGGTGTAAATGGTGCACGGCAGATACGCAACGGGGCGTTCGCCAATCGGGTATTCGGCGGTGACCACTTCGGACTGGTCCGTCCATGCCGCCGGAAGCATCAAGGTATCGCCACCGGCGCTGATCACATCCTCAACTTTGGTACGGGGCCGATCAGTGCTGTAACGGGCAATAGCCAGGGCCGCCGCGTGAGCCTTGTCATCATCGGTCAAGCGCCCGGATTCATCCCGCACCAGGCTATCTACCAGTTTCACAAAATCCTGCAGCATCGATGGCCTCTCAGAAAATTACCCGTTATTCGCGGAACATCAGAGTTGTTTGTCACCACCATTGCCATCCGTGCCGATAGGTGATTGGTGTCGAGAACTCGACAACTAGTCGCCACACAAACAGAATCGAAAAGTTCCTGTGGCGCACAAATTTGAATATCGGCGAGCCGTCACTCTGGATGCGCAGGTATGAAAATCGAACCTTCATGGCGTTATTCATATTGCCTCTCCGCCTAACCCGGCGACCGTTCGGACAGGCCTGACAACCCGCCGCATTGATCTGCGTTAGATGATTCGGCTCGGGTGTTCCATATCGCTACAGCCCCTTCTACATCACTCGCTTCTCGTGTAGCAGCAAGACACAGCCTGGAAGCGCATTCCACATGGGCCGGAAGTCTGCCTCGGCGACTATTACCTCCCCCGAAAATCATGGCTTTGCTACCGCAAAACGGGCACGGCTTAAGATCGTCCGGCATTGGTGGCCTCTCAACCCAATACCCCCTCGACGCACCCGATAGCAGGGATAGACGCATCAAGGGGGGTATCTCGGGCACTACGCTCAAATAGGAACGACCACGGAGGCGGGCGGGAACCCTGCGTCCCCAAAGCCGGGATGTCCTCCGCAACGACTTCCCCAGCGCCATGCCTGGCCACATGCAAACAGCGCATGCCTGTTCCTCTCATGGTTTCATCACAGGGGCCGAAGCCCCTGCGGGTTAGGGCACGACGTTCTTGAACACGCCGCGATAATCCACGATGGCGCCGCCGTAGATGTGGCGCACCTTGTAGGTCAGCACATCGTTGGAGAACAGGCTGCCCACCGTGGGGTTGTCTTGAATCAGCAGCTCGGGATCTTCGCGGCCATCCAGGAAGCCGATTTCGACGGATTGGATATCCATCTTGTCGGCGGAGGCGGCCCAGTCGGACACATCGTCCCAGTACCAGACGGGGCGGATCGCCGGCGCGGTGGTCTGGATGAAGGACTGGTCGTTGTTCTGGCCACGGTTCTTGAACATGTTGTAGCCCGTCTCTTCCAGATCACTCGGCACCCACAGGAACTTGGGGGAGATGCCCACACGATCATTGGAGCCCTGCTCGGTGACCTTCATCATGGCGTTGCGGGTGGCCGACCAGCCGGCAGCGGAGAGCGCATTGGCCCCCAGGTTGGCATGGTCGACGTGGAACATGGCCTTGCCGTCGTAGATCACCGGATTGACGCGGATGAAATCCATCACGAATTTACCGAGGGTGCGCTTGGCCGCCCGGGACAGCTTGGTAGGGATCTGACGGATGATGGACACATCATCGTTGCGGGTCATTTCCAGGGTCACCTTCGCCAGGCCGCCGCGCTTGCCAGCCTTGTAGGTGGCTTCTTCATCATCCGGCTCGCCCAGATCGATGTAATCGCCCTTTTCAGCCACCACCGGAAGATCACCGAAGCCACCCCAGCGGGTGCGGTGCTGAGTCCGGAAGTCACTGAGCGGGACCACTGCGGCGAGATCCCGCCACACATCGTAGTTGCTCTGGTTGTTGTAGTCCGCCAGCATCCGGCGGGTGATGGCATCGCCCAGGGCCACGGCGAAGGTGCCGGAATCCATGGTCGCTTCACGGAAGGCCGCGCCAAAGCTTTCGCGCATGCGGCCGGTATCGCAATCGGCCAGCCGCCCCGTCACCCGGCGGTCACCCGTCATTTCGATGTAGCACTCCTTGAAGGACTGGACATCACGGTGATCCTTGTGGGCCGGGTCGAAGAAGGCATCCAGCATCTGGCCCATCCGCACGGAACGGTCCTCAACCCGGATATCGTCGAAGTCGCCGATATTGACCCGGCCGGACTCCACGAAGCGGCTCAGGTACTTACGCTCGTCATCGATAGCCGCCTTGACATCGGCTTCGACGAAGCGCTCACGGGCAGCGAAATCGCGCTGCAGACGATCCTTGGCCGGCTCCGGCAAGGTACTGGCGGCGATGGTGGCGCGGGCAACAGCCCGGGCTTCGATCATGCGCAGACGCTGTTCGACGGCCTCCAGGTCGGCGGCCTGGCCGCCGGCACCCGCCGCAGCCCCGGCGCCGCCGGCGACGGCTTCGCGGTAGGCCACTTCGAGGTCATCATCGGAGATGGTTTCGGGGTTGATCTTCGCGTAACGGGCCGGAGCCTTGGCCTCGATATAACGAAGCATCTTGTCGCGCAGGTTCATATCAGATTCTCCATGGTTGAGAGAGGAAGGGGCAGCCTCGACGAGTCGAATCAGGCGGCCCCCGGCGCCAGGCTCGACAATCAAATCAACGGAGTCGATCTTGTCGATCGACATGGCCTCGCGGACCTTCTTGCCTTCCCGCATAGCCATCCGACCCCGGCCGCGAGCATCGATGGACAGGCCGGCAATCTGCTGGCGGCCAGCCTTCACGGCTGCAACCAGGAGGGACCGGGTGTTTTCGGCCAGGCCGGGAAGCTGCAGCTCAGCGACGATGCGGCCGGTATCCGGCGCAGCGCCTTCGATAAAGCGCGGGTTCTCGCCCCAGCCCACCACCTGGCGCAGATCGCGGCCCACGCCCTTGACGTGGTCGAGATCAGACTTGATACAGATGCGGACCCCATCAAAGCGGGACACCGCCTCACGCAGCACGGAGTCGGGATAGAACACATCGTTTTCAGACACCCCGGCCTCGATGATGGTGGCTTCCCAGACCATGCCCTCGGGCTGGCCATCGGCAGACTCCACCAGGCGCAGAGCGACAGTCATGGGAGCGCCTTCCTTCAAAGGCACAAAGGTCTCCATGACCTCCTGGGCATCACCGATGGTGACGACGCCAGCGTCAACGGTGTAGGGATAGGACCAATGGCGGCCATCCATGCAGATGACGGCCCGATCCTCATAGACCGCCTCCAGCTCGAACCAGGATTCGGGCTCGCCGGGGCTACGGGCCGCATCGATCTTGGCCGACAGCGCAGCGCGTACCAGGCTGATAGTGCGCATCAGATCGGGAGCCGCTTCACGCAGGGCAAGCCCGCGCAGGCCGGACGCTGGGAACTTCATTTCAGTTCACCCACCAGCTTCTGGCCATCGGTGGTAACCACGGTCACGGTATCGCCGCGCACGGTCCAGGACAGCACTTCATCCTGGGTAACCGGGGCGGACTTGGTGTCCCCGGTGGGGCCGCCATCCTTTGCGGTGACGGGCACCAGCCGCTTAACGGCCTTGGCGGCCTCGGCGGCGGTGATACTAACTGCGGTAGCGGTGGGGGGCATGCTCGGCTCCTATCAGCAAAATGTGCTGATAGGATGCCGGGCGGGTGCTTACGGGGTCAGGGTGAAAGGCTTCTACGCAAACATTGGCGCGAGAACTAGCAACAGTCCTCGCACAAGCCTAGATCATGATTTTTGCTCTGAACCCTGGCGCTTGAAGTTTGAGTCATCACGCGCATAGTCATAAGCGTCACGGACAATCCCAGGGATACGCATCAAATGGTCTGGGCTTGTAATAACAACGTGATTTCCTGAGCCAAGTTCTAGACCTGCTCTAGCAATTTCTTTCAATCTCTCGTCTGTTAGATCAACGCTGAACTGTATAGAAGGAATCTTTCTATCAGCGTAATAGCGGACCAGCCAACGGTTAACCTTTCCCTGGAAAAGCACCGAGTAGTAGCTTTCCGTATCCTTAGCCTGGACATCCGAATCATCTCCCAGAATGTCTTGAACAATTTCAAATAGGCGCCGCTCTTCATAGGTTGTGACGACCTTTGGATTCATCGGGTCAACCACATCCGCTCTGGGGTCAACCTCTGCACTAGCGTCAGGCGGTTGAGCAACGGCGGGCTGAGGAGCAGATAGGCTATTGACCACCATTTCACTCATTGAGTGAGCAACAGCCTGCTTAACAATAGGGGTAATGGTTTCAAGGAATTTTGCAGTCAATGTCCTCTGAACAACGGACTTTCCAGCAACGAACCGAACGAAATCCTGGTCACATTCCAGTACGCTTTTCCTAACAACCTCCTTGAAGGCAGCCAAAAACACGCTTTCTTCAGCCAAGGTACGCAAGGCATCAGGCTGGAATTGGTCGTGATGGAATCGAGATAATCGTGCTATCTGAGAATCATCAAGAGCCAGGAAGTCCACCAATAAAAATGGTTCAGAATCCATCACGTTCTTGTTGTTCAAGTCAGTGAAGAAACGCCATTCATGGCCATTGGTAATAGCTGCCACAGCTACCTCAGGTGTTGCGTTGAAATAGCGAGCAAGCTGTGGCGCATGGTTGACTAGCTTTTCGCTATAAGCTTTTGCCTCAATAAACATCACTGGAACGTCATGGCAAAAAAGCGCGTAATCGACCCGCTCATTTGCCTTTGCGCCGGGGAAATCGGCACCGTATTCTGCCTTTACCCTGGTTGGATCGAAGGGTGAAAACCCAAGGATATCCAAAAGAGGAAGGATCAAGGCCTGCTTGGTCGTTTCCTCTGTACTGCAATGCGCTCCGACACTCGCAACATGCTCTGCATGGCGGCGAACTCGTTCAATGAAAGCCTGCATGATTACCCCTTTTTATAAGAAAAATCACGATTCTTCCTCTCACCATAGAGTCCCCATCGGCAAGAGAACTAAGAGCCTATTTAAAACAACGAAACATTCAAGCAGCTACTTCGCTACTTTCTGAAGATCGGCCTGCAGCTTGTTTTCCTTGGCGATCTCAGCTGCCATTGACGAGGAGCATTCAGCCATCTTTTCACCGGCTATCGTCGCAGCCTCTCGCGAACTAGTTTGGTAGCTATCAACCATGTACGAGCTTATGGATGAGTTTTCCATGAACTCCAGAAATGATTGCGCCGTCGCCTTCATCTTGTTCAGTTCAGCTTCTTTCACAGGAGCAGAACATCCGGTGGCCGGAAGCTCCTCCATCTTCCGCTTGATCTCCATGAGCTTCTGCACCGGCGTTGCCAGAGCGATCCGCGAGGTCACCCCAGCGACTGATACGGCCTCTCCCCACTCTGCATCCAGTTTCTTTATCGCATTGATATCAGCTACCACCCGCTTGAAGCCTTCTAGCCGCTTTACCGATTCCTGCCGCTGGTTTTCCAGTTCTGCCTTCTTCGCCTCTGCTTTGCGATAGGCGCTAAAGCCAATGACAGATACGGCAATCAAAATGACCAAGCCGAACACATGCAGAAAGCCAAAACCCCGCTGAATCTTCTTGAAGCCCATCACCCCTCCACGAATCACCTGTCAAACATCGTTAAACAGCCCACAGAAGCTCCGCCACTAACCGGACGATACATGCAGACACATCTGGCCTAAAAAATCGCTACAGCGCCTTTACGTGGCGCTATCCCTTTTACGGGACGATGGTTTCTTTTTGGCGACCACTGGCGACCATGCTGCCTTGCCATCTCCCGACCGGACGCACTCCTGATCGGGAGAGGCGTCGATAACACTTCCTGGGCTATAGGCCTTGCCCCCTGACCAGCAAAGGGACACAGCCACAGCCTCATCCTTCAACTGCTGCGCCTGGCCATGGGCGTACCAGGACGAGGCTCCCGTAGTCCCGAGGAAGAGCATGGCCATGAGCAGATTTCGATTGGCCCGCTTCACAGCTTTTCGGTGACCATCAATCTCTTGCCGGTTGCGGTCCATCAGTCCATCGGCCTTTTTGGTCAAAGCCTCCATCTCACTCTGCATGCGACTTGCCCTGGTCTTTTCCTGGGCCAAAGCGGCAGCAGTTTCCTTGAGCTGACCTTCGGCCCACAGGCGTAGGCGCTGTGATTCCTTCAGCTTTGCTTCGAGCCCATGCTTATCCTGCGGGATCGCACCCAAGGCCCTTCCAAGTTCAGTCGTCAGCTTGGCCCGGTCAATGAGCAAATCAACGATAGCGGTGAGCGCATCACGGTGATCGAGCCGAAACTCTTCCACCGATTCGACACCCATTGTTTTGTGCAAATACCGCCAGGTACCTCTAGCGTCCTCCCCAAACGTATCAGCCAGATAGTTCACCTTGTTGTTGATTTCGATGCGCTCCTGCCTGGTCAAGAGCCGCACGTTGTCGGTGATGATTTGGTTGACTACATCTCGGCCCGCCACGTCGCCGTTGATCGGGCCGCTGAAACTCTGTTCCACGATTACTTCCTAGTTTTTTTGACGATATCC